CATGCATTAATATTTAATGTGTATACTTCCGTATTTTTGTTTATAGAACCCGTCGAATTCGACGGGTTTTGATTATCCGTGTCGAAATCGAGGCGTTTGAAATAAAAAACCACCACACTCAAAAGAATGTGGTAGCAAAAATTATAAAGGAGTAAAAAAGATTAAATTGTATGTAATTTAATTGTAGCATAGATCGTGTAACCAATGTAGTGTTAAACTATGTTTTTTTAATATCAATCTAACATCTTCATATTATAGACATAATTATAATTTATAAGAGGGTAGCCGTACTGACTACCCTTGTATAATGACGTGGTAATTTAATTATATCAAACTGCACTAAATTTACCAAAACTATTTAAACGTTTGCCGTCTTTATCTACTTCGCCTGTTGCTATATAACGACGTTTACCGTTATTCGCAATATAAGTTATCCAACGATAACCATTTATGCAATAAGCACCGTCATAGATAATAGATGTGCCATTCGGTAATACACCTGTAATTGTTGCAGTCGTATTGTATGATGTTCTTACGTTATTACCTTTAACAGTCGTAACTGTATATTTGCCACTCTCTTTTTTGTAAGGTATACCATTCTTATCTAACACATAACCATTTGGTACAACTGGTTTCTTTTCATCTTTCGATTTAGGTTTCTTACTACTAGCGACCACACCACCGATAGGCTTACCGTGAATCGCTCCAGCTATCAACTTAGCATACTTTTTACTATTTTTCTTAATCCAATCCATATCAGCTTTGTTAGTGATAAAACCTAATTCAGTTAAACGATAATTCATGTTGATTTCTGCCGAAACATTAGCGTTTAGTAAGTCGTTTCTTGGTGTGATGTCTCTGATCTGACCTACATTATCTTTAATCACTTTTTGTATGTCTTTATCAATTCTATCTGCACTGAACGCACTAGAGATGATAACATGACCGCCCGACGCAGACGCACCTGCTGCGTCCAAATGGAATTCTGCTATAATATCGTATTTTTGTTTTTTAACCCAATACATACCGTAATCTGACCTATTACCTACATTCTGACCGTAAGCAGTATCTTGATACATATCTTGCGACTGTTTAGTACCACCATATAAAGCTACTTCGTGGCCTGATTGTCGTAAATAACTCGCAACATGAGGTGTGATGTTTTTACGAATGAAATCGCGTTCGTTTGTACCATTTCCAACCGCTCCTGGATCACTATATCCGTGGCCTGCAACAATCATAATTTTCTTAGGTTTAATTTTAGCTTTTGCTTTCTCATTTTTAGATACTGCGTTCTTGATAATTTTTTTTGCTTTCTTACCTGCATTGATATTACTTGGGAATTCAAATCGAATAAAGTACATAGGATCATCATAATAGTGCCAACGTCTTGTTACTCTTTCGGGACCCCAGCCCGGAGATGCTACACCATTTGTCCAACCTTGTCCGTTCCAATTTTGCTCTAACACTTCAAATTGTGTGAGTGTTGCTCGCGTTACTGGTGCAACGTGACCAGCACCACCGCCATAGCCACCGTTAAACACTGCTATATCAGTTTTTCGAGGTAAGAAAGAATCATAGTTTTTAATCACTTTTGCATATTTGCTTATTACCTTTTCATTATCAAATGGTATGTTTTTCGCATATAAACCTGTTAATCTAGCACCTGTGACTGCATTAAAAAATGCATTTGCGTAATCGTAACACTGAAAACCTGCATAATTGTCAAAGTTATATTGTTTACCTTCTGAATTATCAAGCCATTTTTCCGCTTGAGATTTAGTCATTAACATATGTGCCACCTACCCTAATTCGTCTAAATTCGTAGGTTCTACGTTTTCGTTTGTAACTGGTGCTTGACCTGTTGCGTTACGATATTTCTTTTCTGCTTTGTACTTTTTAAGTTTTTGATTAGCCCAACGCCCTTCTTTCGTAGTTGGATTGTCTTTATACGTTGTATATAAAGCGATGACAGTTAAGATGATAGACGAAATTGTTTCTTCATCTACTGGAATCGGACTAATACCTTTGTTTGCTAAAAACTGATTGATTAATGCTAAAACTAATACCGCATATCTAGTTATTACTTTTGCTTTCATTTATTTATGCTCCTTTTAGTTAAAATAAAAAGCCAACGCAAAGCGTTGACTTGAGTTTATTTATTTTTTTTTATTAACTTTTTTTCTTCGATAGGGTGGTCGTTATAGATGTATTTAACCTCTATAGAGCCTTTGGAAGTTTCATCTAATATACCTAAAACATTAACATTTGCAGTAATGCTATTTATTTCCTGTATTTCAACAGGCTCATCTACTTCGTCAAAATTTACAGTAGCACTTACTTTAAATTGTTTAGGCAACTCTGTTTTAGTGCTGTAACAATAGTTTAGAAAATCTTGTAGATTAAAGAGTTTTTTATTTTGTAATTCAGATACATAACCATTAAACATCCACTCTAAGTCACTTTTTAATGTTCCATCTACTTCGTTCCCATCTGTAAATATAGCAATTTGAACAGGCTCTCCCATACTTTGTTCTTTATAACTTAATAACCAGTAATCAATCGTCTTTTTATTAGATAGCCAATCTTCTTTCATAATTTTAACTACTTCATCTGCTATAGGTTTAGCCATTAATTCAATCCATTGTCCTTTTTCTTTGTCGAAAATTTTAGGTATAGCTTTCATTATTCATTACCTCCAGTAGTGTCAATCCAAATTTTAGTTGTGTCAGTCGGTGCGTTTTCTCCAATGACAAAATTTTCTTCGCTTTCAGTTTGATTCTTAATTAATCCATTTTTTACACCATATTCAATCATTTCTTGCCATAAGTCATGGTTTTGTGTATTGATCAATTGTCTACCAATCACACTCTCTGTCACTTGAATTTTTGCTTTATTGTCAGACGGGAATACATACTTGTTATCCACCCATATTTCTAACGAATACGTGTTTGCAGGGATAATCTGATTGATTACAACATCGCACACATAGGAATTGTCATATTTCCTAACTGTAGTATCGTAGATATATTTAACACCTGTACTATCAGCGAGGAATACTTTTGCAGATAATCCGTCAAGTTTTAAATCATCGTTGTTAGTGTCAGATAAGATATAGCGCATATGTGATAGGTCACCTTGTTTAATGCGATTGCCGTCTTGTGAGTCATTTAAATTAAGTACATTTATTAGCATGTTTTACCTCCAATAAAAAACCGGACTAAAAAGTCCGGTGAATTAGTTATGCATGTGCATTTTTTGGATCATATTCAACACCAGTTAATCCGAAATATTCTTCTGGCGTTACAAATCCTCTTTTAACAAATAAAGCAAACTGTTCGTTTGTGTAATATCCCATTTTATAATATTTAACTCCGATATCATGCATTAGTAGTTCCTCCTAACAATTGAATAGTTAAATCTGATATATCCTTGCGAACATCTCTTAGTTCTTCTTGGGTTTTTAATAATTCGAGTGATAAATCAGCTATTATTTGGTCCTTGTGAGTTTCATCGTCTTTCTTGGGTGGTTCTTCAATTTGTTGTTTTTTCCATTCCTCATATGGTGTACCAACCCATTCGCCACCTTCAAATTTAACCGGCAAATATAAATTGCTTGGTGGCATAATATCTGTATATAAATCTTTGTCGTAACCTTCTTTATTTTCATCTATAAGAAATGGTTTACCATCTCTTTTTCTAAAGATTTGTATCATTTTTCGTCCTCCTAAACCATGTATGTGACATTAATCATATAAGTACTATCTGCTTCAACAGCACCTACAACTTTCATTGTTCCATCACTTGCCAAATATGCTAGCGCACTGCTTGTTCCTATTCTTTGATTTAATTTATATTCGATATTTCTGACTGGTGTGATGTTAGAAGGCAGTTGAGCGAACACTAAGCCAGTTGATAACTTTTTGATATTACCTATGATTTGAACTGTTTTATTATCTCCTGTTTTTCTAACTCTATAAGAAACTGGCAAATAAGTGTCGCTATATACATCTGGTGTCGCGCCATTAACTAAAGGCAAAGGAACCCAACCTGTATCTGTAGACGCTTGATTTATATAACGCCATTCTGACAAACCGTTATACGTTACTCTTTGTAATAATTGACTAGAATTATAAGGTTGGAAATATATTGTAGATAGTTGAGAGTCTGAACGAACTAATTTAAAAAGCCAACCATTGGTAGAACTTACATCAGTTGGCAAACCAGTCGTTTTGCTTATATAACGTATTCCTGAAGGTATCTTTTTAATTTCAGCTTCATTGTTTAAATTTATTGTTGTATATCCTTCAAAAAAGTTAGTCCCATCATCGTTTGTCAGTCTGTATTTTTGACTTTGTGGGTTAATTTGAACCCAACCTCTGTCATTGTTGTTGGTATGAATAGTTTTTGACCATAGTATATTATGATAACTTTGGTTAAGAATGACTTGCTTTCTTCCGCTCTGTCCTTTTGTAACATTAATTTCTGCTATATACCCCGCACCATTTGGATCAGCAGGGGCATTTACAGATTTATAGTCGCTTGGTATAGAGCATTCATATAATCCAGGTTCAAGCGTTTCTATAGGTTGAGACAAAGTGCCAAGCCATTTTCTAGTTCCGTCAGTATTTGTAAATTGATATTGCTGCCAATTACTAAAGTCAGGTAGTTTAGGTGTAATTTCAGCTTTTTGTTCTTCTGTAAGACTTTCAAAGTCAAATGACTTTCCGTCTGAACCATCTTGTCCGTCAACTCCATCTTTTCCATCTCGTCCTGGTGGACCTTGAGGACCTGGATTACCATTTATACCATCGATACCATTAATGCCATTTTTACCATCTTTACCGTCTTGTCCTGCTGGACCTTGTTCTCCAGTATCTCCTTTAGGTCCTTTGAAGATATCTACATTATTTTTCATTACTTTTTCAACAATATCATCAAGTAATTCTACTCGTATTTCTTTGCCTACACTTTTAGTTATACCGCTGTCGTTAACAGTAAAATAAAAGTTAGCAACATGTGTGCTATCGTTATTTTCAGGATTTTCTAAGAATAATTTACATTGCATTTGCCCTACATGCTTAGTGATATATTCAGGGATAATATATCTTACAAAGCCTTCTTCAGCTTTAACTATTTCTAATGGCTCATTAGTGAATATAGAACCATCTTGTGCAAAAACATGTAATACAGGTTCGAATTTCGTCTGATTGAAATTCACGGAGATGTATTCTTGATTTTCATTAATAATGTTCTTTTTCTTAATATGGATATCAATAACAGACGTCTTGTTATCCTTGGTGTACAGATTAACGTTTATGCTGCCTAAATCAACACCATTTTCATTGATGATTGTATTAACTGTACCGGTTTTGTACGTTTCCATAAAAACACCTCTCCAATAATAAATTTAGGGATAAGAGCTGTCAGCCTTATCCCTATTTATATCTATCTCTAATGAAATAGACACCTTTTATACCGATTTTGTCATATAGATTTTTGATAGTTGTCGCTTGAACTTGTGCCCAACGTACATCAGTTGCATATTGATGATTGCCTGGATGTCTAGGGTTCCATCGCATACGATAAAGTGTATTTTGACCTTTGCTGATATAACCTTGTCTTACAAACTTAGCGCCGCCAATAATACCTTTAGCAGGAGTAGTCCACCCTCTATTTCTAGCGTAAGTAATTGCATAATTAGGGTTGTAGTCATATGCACCTATACCGAAGTAGTTATAAACACCAGCACGACCACTTGAGAAGTAAGATGTACCATAACCACTCTCAAGGAAGGCATGTGCAATTAAGTATATTTCATTAAGGTTATACTTCTTACAAGCATAAGCAACTGCCTTACCTTGCCCGGACAAAGAACCTTTACCGCGCAATATCTTATTAAGTGCTGAAACTGATACACCTTGATATTTACCAAGATTGAGCATTTGATATTTTTGAGTTTTACTATTCCATATTTTCAAGGAATTCATAGCATTGAGTGTTGCCGAGTAACTTGCACCATACCACCCGTTACCGTAGTTTATTTGAGGAGATTTTGTCATTTGGATAGCTACCGCTCTCTTGAATGAATAAGCACTTCTTGAAACAACCACAGTAGGCTCTTTGCTTCCTTTTTTGTTTGTCGTTGTAGTTGTATTCTTATTAACACTAGATGCTGGAACTGTAACTTTAATAGTTTTAGTCTTAACTTTATCTTTAGGAATTTCAGAAAGTAACTTCTTACTGTTTTTATATAGATATAGTAATCCATTGATTGTTTTGTCTATGTTTTTCTTAGGCGGCAATCCATTGAGTGATATATCCCAATCTCCATGCTCGTATACGCTTCGCCAAATATTAGATGTGTCAACTTCAATAGAAGATGGCTTAACTGGTATACCTTGATATTTCATTCTGAACACTGCTTGTAGCATTGTGTGTATCTCGTTGACGATAAAATCATCTTTACTTGCTGATAAATCTTGACACACTTCAATAACGATATTATCAGGGTGACTAGGTACTTCGTACATTTCTAATCTAGGCTGCCATATATGGTTTCTATCTACGAAATAGTGAGGATATTCTTTATCAGTAAGATATTTTTCTCTATCAAAGTATAGATCAAGAACTGAACACATTGTATTTGCGTTTCTTATAGTCACTTTCTTAGGGTTATGACCTCTATCTTTACCTTGAACAATATCGTGTCGGATAAATTCAGGATAAGTTGGTTCACCATCATCTATAGTGAAATTGATACGTGTTTGTTTCTTCTTAATGGTTACTGTTTTATTATTATCTGTTGTTGTGGTGCTTGAAGTGTCAGAACCGCCGCTTGGTTTAGGAGGGTTTTTCTCAGCTTTATAAGGAGGTCTAACAAAATAAATATTTCCACCATTACCGTTGTAGTTATGATTAACAAACGCTGCTCTCGAACCACTCCATTGGTTTGAATGGTACCAATTTTGATCCACACAACGAAAGGTCTTTTTGTCACTAGGGCCAACAACTATTGCAGTATGCCCAGCCCAACCATATGTCCATACAGCTATATCCCCAGGCTTAGGAATGAAACTAGATGTATTTCTATAGATTTTCCATGACCTATTTGGATATTGACTACGGTTAGCCATAGCGTTGGCATTGCCCCACGTTCTGAAATGCCAATAACGTTGGAATATATAGTTAGGCAAATCCCAACATTGGAACCCATACCTACCGTCAATGTCGACACCTTTATGATTTTTAGCCATCCATTTAGCCCAATCTACAACTTGCGAGGCTGTTGGTTTTCCGCTTTTAGGTAGTATAGCCATTTACACACCTACTTTCTTCAATCAAAATAAAAAGCCAACACCGAAGTGTCAGCTTAAAATATTACGGAGGCTAAACCGAATGCTGCTGCAATAATTGCACAACCACCACTAATTAACGCTACTACTACTTGAACATTTCCTTTTTGTTTGTCGGAAATTGATTTATTGATGTTTTCTAATTGAACTTCATGTGATTTAACAGTATATTTTACATCTGTAAATTCTGAGCCTACTTTTTCTATGACGCTGCTAATTTTTTCTAAGTGCTTTTCTAATCTTTCTTGAGATTCGAATTGCTTTTCTTGTAATCCGGTTTGCTTCTCTAATCTTTTATCGAGAGTGCTATACGCTTCGATGTGTTTTCTGTCGTTTTCGTTGATTTTTTCATAAATCTTACCGGTGTTTTGTATCCATTCAGTACGTAATACGTACTTATCTTCTTTTTCCGACAATCTCCACACCTCCATAGAATCCCATAATTCCACAAATCATAGTGAAAGTAGAAAATTGCAAAGGAGAAAGCCAATTAATAGCATGAAACATACTCGCTGATGTCATTAAAAAGTAAAAACAAGCGTTACCCCAACCCCCAATACAAATAAGGTAGTTAAATATGTTATTTAACTTTTGTGTAGGTAGAAAGAAAGGTGCGACAATTATAAAAGCACTAAACACCATTGCAAGTACGCCCCAAATCCAAATAGGCATAACGTGGTGTAGTGCTAAATAAAAATCGCTGTCTCTAATAATAGTTTCTTGTTCTCTTGTCCAAAAGAAGCCTCTTTCAAACATTAGAGCGCCAAAACCTAAAACCATTAAAAAGGTTAGCGAATAAGTTATTGAGTTTTTCTTCATTATGACTTACCTCCTAAACAACTGGATTAGATCCGGGAATTACTACGCCTTTTGTAGCGTCATACCAAGAACCCCATCTTGTAGTTTCGCCCATCATATTACGAGAGTATATTCTGTGCTTGTTATATGGCATGAACAACACTTTTTTGTAAGTTTCACTTCGTGATATAACAATAGCGTAACCGCTTTGATTATCAGGATCAGGTGAGTTTGTGGGATTGTAAATATAATAAAAACCAGTTTTATCAATCTTGTTCATTGTAGATAGATCGACATTATCTAAACGTATAGCTGCCCCACCTTCTTCAGTAAGTGGCGTTGATTGACCTGTAGCGTTCTTAATAGCTTCATTAACTTTGTTTTGTATTAATTCATCTAATCCGTCCGAAAGTGCCTTGAATTCGTCCTCATTTGCCTTTTTAGACAGTTCTGTACCGACTTCTTCTTTCTTAGCATAACCAATAAGGTGTTCCTCTAAGTTTTGTTCAGTGATAATCCCTTCAGTTGCCGAATTTAATCGTTCATTAACCTCTAAAATTTTATCGTTAATATTATTTAGATAGTCTGTTAACTCTGTTTCGGTTTGTTTTGCGAAACTTTCCATTTGTTCCCGCAAATCTTTAACTTGTTTAACAAATTCTGTCTTTTGAGTATTTACAAAATTCATGAATTCTTCTTCAGCATTTTGAACGTTTTCTAATTCTTTCGATACAGTATCAATTCTGTCTTTTACTAAATCAACAAGATCGTCAATCTCTCTAATATATCTGATTTTAATATCAGCATCTATTTGATTAATTAATGCATCTTTTACGTAAAAGCGAAACTCGTTAAGTACAACTGTATCTTTACGACCAACTGCTTTGATATAAATTTGACCAGTCACATGAGTGTCGGTAGAAGCCTTTAGGAAATTACTGTCTAAAGTTAAACGTATAATGCCTTTCATAGGATTAACATATTCAACTTTAACCCTTCCGGTTGAAGAACCGTTATCGGAAACAAAATAAGCTGTTATCTCAGTGTTAGCTTCGCTAATCTCTAGGGGATAACTTTCCCCGTTTATTTCTCTACGCACTTGAAAAGTTAATACCGCAGTATTTATATCCATATTATAAAAACCGATACCTTCGTCAGATATCGGTTTTAAATAAGGTTCGTCGACAGTAGTTATTCTTGCTTCTTTGTAAAATCCATCCATTATGAAGCCTCCTTATTATTTCTTTTTAGTTTTATGAATAATTTTGTTTGTCTTAGTATATGCGCTTGGCTTATTAGGATAAACTTGATGGAATGTTTTCTCTTTTTGGTTACCATACCCACCAGATTTAAGAATTTGAACTGCTGTGTGTGCATGTGATGGTGTGAAAGTGAGGTTAATAATCATGTTTCTAACTCTAGCTACACCTTTTGTTCTTAAAATATCCACAACCCCCATCACTTCATTAGATCTGTGAACATTATCTGGACTTGTTGTAGAATACTGAACTGGTGCGATAGCATGTAAAGGTATAGTATGCCAGCCTTTTTTAACCGGCATTCTAACTCTGTATAAGTGGCGTTTTCTACTCTTACCATTACCACTATATGGATGATAGTTCTGAACAACATAAGGCGCAACAGCAATAGTTGTGTCTCTGTCTACTTCAACAGTTATAGAACCGTTTAACTCTACAAAGCCATTAGCTGTAACTTGGAACCTTTGTTGTGTCATTAGCATACGTTGGTAATCTTTTTTTGCAATAAGAGAAAATGGTTTAGTATCTTTTTTATCAAATCTGCTACTATAAACCAAAGATTTTACAATAGGTTGATTAGCAATTCTTCCTTCTTTGTTAGTGTCCAATTTAGCTAATTTAACTATGATGTTTCCTAAATAGTAAACTGAACGCCACATCTCTTGAGCGCCTCTAGGTTTCCCAGCTCTACCTTCATATACTTCAGGCAAGAAAGAAGTTGTACCATGCTTAATACCTACCCAGTTACTAAATGAAGCTAAGGTGCTTGACCCCCATGTAACATAGTCGCCATGATCTGATATTTCAGATAGTAGTTCAGTCATTACATTGTTAGGTTGGTTAGCAAAACGCGGATAGAATAAGCAATAGTCACTTACCTGAGAAACGATGTTATGACAATCTACATGAGCGGTAATATCACCTAAACTTTCCACTAGCGCTTTCATATTTCTACTTTCTCTCTCACTAAACGGCTTAGTCCCTTTGTAGTTTTTACCAGTAGAACGTGTACCACTACCATTTGACCAATAATAGTCAAAATTACGATTTAAGTCTACATTATTTACATTCTCGCGTTCATTATTAGCAAAGCCCCAAGGGTTAACAATAGGAACTATAACCACCCTAACGTTTTTACGTATATAAGCGAGTTGTGAATACTTGCTCCATTCATTGACGACTAAATCCATAAAGCGACTTAAAGCATAAAATGCGCTGTATTCATTCCCGTGTATACATGATGTGATGAGTAAAGTTTTTGTATAGTTTTGAGGTTTGAAATCATAAGCATAAACATTGTACTTGTTACTTTGGTCTTTACCTACATATTTTTTCGTAACATACTTGTTGTCAACAAATTTGTCATAAAACACTTTTCTATTGTCATCGGGATCGTTATTATTAGGTGTTTCATTAACACCTTGTTCAGCACTAGCGATAAATGGAGGAGTAAATAGATAAGTAGCGTCATCAGCCACATTTAGTTCTTTGTCTATTTTTTCATCTATTCTAGTGAAATCATGTCTTAGTCTTTCTGAAAGTATAGGGAAGTTTTGAGCGTCAATTGATGTACGACTATCTCTCACTTCTTGAAGCCCATTACCGATAGTTCCTAAAACTAAGTTTCTTATTCGTTTACTTTGATAACCTAACTCTTGACCTACAGTAACATTAGGCCCAGTAGGCAATGTGTATACAATTTGTTCAGCGTTATGTGCTCGCTTTTCAGTTTTTCCATGCTTTACTAATATTTCTTCGATGTTAGTAAGCATATCTCTTATAGCAATGTAATTGAGTTCGTTTTCTCTAACATAACGCGAACTAAATAAAGTATCTAGTTTTGTGTAGATAGTCTTTCGCATTGCTACGCCTCCTTAACTTGTAGTTTTCCATCTTTATCTATTGTAATGTTGTAATACTTACCATTTTCGCCTTGCATTTTGAGACGATTATAGTGAAGTCTATCGACTTTCTTTTTATCATTATTACTCATAAGTCCAGATGTTTTATCTGTTGCCTTTGGTATTACGTATTTGTTAAATCCACTTTTAGCACTTGCAATAACTTGCCATGTCTTACCACGATCATGAGACACTCGGAATTTACCATTTCTGTTATATTCTAGTATGTGGTCTTTTTCTACAATTGCTCTTATTCCATTGGCATTTCCGTGCAATGCTTTGTTAGAGTCGATGGACTTTCTTGTAGAAGTAATAGCTGCATTTGCTTTTGCGTATGTTGTTCGATATGAATTAGCAAATCCTCCACCTAAACCACCTACAACTTGTGCTGCTTGACTAATTCGTTCTAAATAACGATTTTTGCGGTTAAAATCTCCTAAAGTTACGTCTTGTTTTACTATCTTATTTTCAGCGTCTCTAATAGTCTTAACTTCGACTATTCTCATAAATTCATTTATACCCAGTATAGAGTGCTTAACTTTTACAATGTCTGCAACTCTAGGAACTGCATTAGGATAATGTTGTCGCAAAGCTATAAAATCCAAAGTTAAAGAGCGTTTTATAGATGCATTAATAACAGCTTGCAATCTAGCTCGCATAATATCAGGATCAGTAATAGAACCATCTTTAACAGGTGGTGCATCAAAACGACCGTAATCTTTCATATTAGGATGCTCAAATTCAACAATAAGGCCTGCACCATCTAAACCCTCTTCATCAGTATAAGAACCGTACCCTTTAACATAGGTATACATTTGACCACTATCTTCTTCTAATTTCATATTGTTTGCGTTAATTTCATCGTCTATATGATAAGTTGCTCTTTTTTCTAAATATGGCGTAAATTCAAAAGTATATGTGTTTGTTTTATGATCATGATGTATATCAAATTCTAAGTCCCATGCCTCTAAACCCTTTTTCAGTAAATCTTCGACACTTTCTCCCTCGCCAGAGTCTTTGATTTCAGAAACAAACATATTGTCAGGAACTTTGAATTTAAGTCCAGTTCCTTTAAATATCTTTTCGAAAAAGTCGGGTGGTTTATGAGGACCATCTATTTTGTCATACACTCTCTTTCTTTTGATAATATCTATCGGCTTCTCTCTAAGTGTTACAGCAACTTCTTGATTTCTACCATGTGTTTGTCTATCTATGATATAAGCAACGTATTCTCTCTTGTCATTAGGTCCTGTTAACTGCGTCAGTGTCCAGCGTTTATCAATACCTCGTATAACATTATAGTTATATTTATCTTCAAGCAATTTGCATTGTACAATTGTTTCAGAACCTAGCTTTGATGTTGTTGTAGTAGTGACATAAACTGGCTCGCCTATTCCTCTTATAGGGCTAAATAATACTGGCATTTAATAACCACCTACTTATAATAAAATTTCATATCAAAAGTTACTGACTTAACCTGTTGATTAAAAGCGAAATCATTCCAGCCAGGATAGAATTTAGGTTGTGCATTTGTACAACGATGATTAATTGGAGTGCCGTTTCTCCACGTTTGAACTCCGTCATACACTATCTTGTCGCCTTTTTTCAAATTAATATTACTGATTTTCATATAATCAGATTTTCCCAACGTAAATTGGAAACTTTCTTTACTGCTTACATTTTTACCTAAAACGATAGTTACTTTCTTATAGAGTTTAAATTCGTTATTAGGTACATTTCCGTGGTAATAAACACTGTTATTCCAAATATTAGTAAAAGTGTATGTTCTTTTGTCGTTTTCTTCGTCAAATGGTACTAACATATCATTAGACCATAACGCTTTGTTAGGTTTGTTCTCTAAATCTAAAGAAGTACCAATACTCTCGGCAAAAGGTATTTCAATTGTTTCAAAAACTAAGTCGAAGTTAATCACATTACCTTTGTTATCAGGTGTTATTACTGATGAACATTTAACTTGATACTGTTTACCACTAGTATAGTAATTATCGTTCATCATATTATGATCGAATACTGGATAACCATATTTATCATATGATTGATAGTCATCTTCCGTCGGTTGTAAAAACTTGTAATTATGCTCTTCGGCATATCTAAGTTCTCTAATCCATACAGGTTCAGTGTTTACTGTTAAATCATAAAATTTATCTCGTAATCTTGGTATATCATTAAGTTTTGTACTAACTACATAGCAGGGTACCGTAATTTTCCTTTTACGGTACTGACTACTAAGTAACATACGACCACTTGTGTTTTCTTTTGTTTCGTAGTTGTCCTCTATCTCCGGGCTTTCGATGACAATATCTTTCACTCGAAAACCGAAGTCAGACAACTTGTATTTAGCGCCATCTTTTTGTTTAATTTCTAAATCCATTGCCTGACCTCCTAGAATGTGAATGTGGCATCTCTATCCGCCATTTGTCCGTTGACTATATGAGTTAAAGCGTCGTTGTTAACGTCCATTTTAACGGTTACAACACGTTGCGATGGATTCGTCTTATATTCATGAGTATGTGTAACTTGTGCATTGGCTGATGCACTAGCGTTTTTAATATCTCCTTGAATATTTGGTATTTTTAGATTGCTATTTTTTAATGTACTTCTAACATCACTTAATACATCAGTTGGATTAACAGCATTTTTAACTGCTTTTACAGCACTTGATCCCAAACCACCTGCAATGTTTGCCACGCTTTTTTTCTTATCATCAATACCGATTTTAAAGCCTTCTCCAAAATCTCCACCGATACCCATCATTACTCTTGATGGAGAGTGTGAATTGAGAACACTTCTAACCGCATTGATTGCTGAACTAGCAACACCTTTAGCTGCATTTACAACAGCACCAGCGGCGTTTTTAATACCATTTACCATTCCCATAATTAAATCTGTACCGGCTTGAGTGAAACGGCCTATAAAGTTACGTACTGCACTTAAAGCATTTGATACTCCGTTTCTTACATTATTCACAACGTTACGCATACCATTAATGACTGCGTTGACAATACCACGCATAGCTGAACCTATAGAACTAAGCATGTTCATAAATCCGCTTACTGCTGCATGAACAGCACCCATTACAGCGTTTATAATTGTACTTTTAATTAAATTCCATAAAGAAGTTATTAAAGAAGAAATTGAAGTCATAATAGAACTTGTAATAGCGCTTAATCTAGCCCAACTTCCACTGACGATACCAACGATAATTGTAACTACACCTTGTATAACTCCTTTGATAGCATTCCATATAGTAGATGCTATGGTAGAAATAACACCAAATATAGTAGATGTTACAGTAGAAATCGTTGTCCAAGCTGTTGTAACGATAGTAACGATGATATTAACGATAGTCATAACGACCGTTGATATCGCAGTCCAAATAGTTTGTGCAATAGTAACAAGAACTGTCCAAATCGTTTGTGTAACTGTAACAATTGCAGTCCAAATCGTAGTAACAATTGTAACTAATGTTGTAATTATAGTTGTTATTACTGTAACAATAGCAGTCCATATCGTTTGTGCTACCGTTACTAAAACGTTCCATTGGAATTGTGCCATAGCAACAATTGCACTCCATATATTAGATAAGAAAGTTCCTAATCCACTAACTACAGAGATAACGGCATTGACTATTGCATTCCAAATGGAACTTGCAATACCAATTAACGCGCCAAATATTGTACTGAAAAAGTTGACTGCGTTTTGCCAAGTTTGTTGTAAATATTTACTCCAAATATCCCATATAGCTTGAGCTGCAGATACAATGTTTTGCCAAATTGTTTGGCCAACTTTTAATATTGTTTGCCAAGCACCCGACCAATCGCCACTAAGTATCTGTAAAGCTACGGTAATAATGCCGATAATAATATCAAAGGCAACCTTAATAACTGTAGTTATCACAGTCCAAACCGTACTTACAACAGCAACTAAAGCTTGGAAACCTTGAGAAACTATTGGAGAAATCAACTGAATAGCCGTTTCTACGACTTTTACGATATTATCCCAAGCGTTTTTAAATATAGGAACTAAAGGTCCCATGATATCTTGAGCTTGAGAAAGCAATTCTCCTAAAAATCCAATAACAGCTTGTATTGCGTTCCCTACTGCATCTTTAATAGCATTCCACGCGTCGCTCATAGCATTTCTTAATACTTCTGATGAATTCCACAAAGCAACGAATATAGCTATTAACGCTGCTACTCCAGCAATAATTAATAGTATTGGTGCATCTATTGCAGCAATGGCAACTCCAATAGCTTCAAATACTGGAGCCAATGCCGAAGCTACAGACATTAATGCTTCTATAACTGTTCCTGCGCCTGTAAATACTTTAATGAACGTTCCGATAAAGTCGATAACACCTAAGATAGGCGGTCCTAAAGTCATGAATACACCAGCTAATGTAGCAATTAAACCTAATAATATACCAATAGCAGGGTGTGCCTCCGTTAATTTAGCGATAAAATCTGTAATCGCAATAGCAACATCTAATACAGCTGCAGCTAGTGGCGCCATAGCTGTTCCCACATTAATGATGATTTTAATTATATTACCTAATAATGTTATTAGTTTAGGACCATTTGTATTGATATAGTCCATAAACTTTTTAAATCCGTCTGATTGCGCTATCGTAGCACTCCATGAAGCAAACTTTTCAGACATTTGCGCTAGAGATTCTAATATAGAGTGTGTATTCGGTGCAAATGCTTTCATGAGGTTAAAAATACCCTTGAAGGTATTTCCGAATATTTGTCCGATTAACGGTAAGTTCTGTTTAGTATATTCAACAAAGGATCTAATAGCTTCTTGTCCAGCCGATGACTGCGCCCAAGAATTAAAAGCTTGTCCCATTCGTTTAAATCCAGCTGCAGCCCAATCTGCAAGTGGCGCTAGTTGTGTGAGAACACTTACTACACCACTACCAAAATTGCCTGCTGCACTTAGCATGTTATTGAATATTCTTACACCTGTTGTGCCCATCATTTGGAAAAACTTTTGTGCAACTTGAGAGTTTTTAGCCCAATCAAGCATTTTAGCACTCGCTTGTTCCATTCCTTTTGACACGCCACTAATGAAAGGAGACAAACCTGCTAATGCCACTTTAATCATGTTTAAGCCATTAGCCATTGTGTTAAAGATTTGACTTTGGTTTTTCTCTATAATACCTTGCCAAGCATCTTGAACACCTTGTAAGGCACTTTCGTACTTTTTCGTTTCAGCTGTAGCTTGTAGAGTTCCATCGTTAAGCATTTTAATAGCACTTGCAGCCATAACTCCAAATCCCATAACTCCACCTGCAGCAACACCAAATGCAGCTGCTAATCCTGCAGCTCCACCAGCTACAACCCCGATAGCGTTAAGAACAGCAAATAATGCAGGAACCATCGAAGCAATGATAGGAACTACCAACGTTATATTGGAAATTAAAGAACCTTTTATCATGTTAGAAATTACGGTACCAATTGTTCTGATTCGTGTAGCTAAAGCATTCCATGAGTTCATAGAACTATCAATACCAGCTACCATTGCTCTAAATGCACCTTGTGCTTTATCTGAATCAACATCTATCCTAGTGTGTATTCGGTTAGGAATTGAACGTAACATTGCTTTAAGCGCTAAAATCTTAGATACAGCAGCGCCTTCGTTAACTTCGACAGTAGCTTTTGCTTTTTGTCTCGCAAAGCTATTAAGCGACTTTTTAGCTTCAGCTATAGCGACACGCGCTTTAGTTGCGTCTGCATCTAAATGAGCACTATAAGAATTTCCGTCAAACATATCTAAATCAATCTGTAGCTTAGATAACGTTGATATAGCTCTTCTTGCGTCAACATCAGCATGTGCATTAGCATTTGATCCGTCGAAACGTTCTAAATATGCTTGTGCTTCTTCAATATTAGCTTTCGCGCTTGCTACATTAGCGTCTAACTCTGCGTCGCCTCTGTAAGCATCGAATTTGCGTACATATTCTTCAGCTATTTGTACTTTGCTTTTAACTTCGTCAATATCTATATCAAGGTCAGCTTCTGCACGAGTGTTATTAAATGATTCTATTTCTTTTTTAGCTTTTTTTACTGCGCTAGTTACACCTGATGCATCTGCATCAATTTCATTATTTTTGATTTTATCCATAGTACCTTTAAAACGCTCTGCTGTGTTTTTAGCTGCTTGTATAGCACTTTTGAACTTTTTAGCGTTAGCTTCTATTGTCGCCTTAATACTGTAATTAGCTTCTGCCACGTGTTCCCACCTCCTTATTTATTTAATTCTGCAATTTGTTGTAGTAAGTCTTTTGGTGGTTTGTTTTCCTCAAATTTGGCTTCTGAAGCGAATTTGACAGGTTCACCTTTGTTTAATCGTTGAATGTTTTCTTGATAGTGCATAATATCATCGGCACTTTTGAAGCGATATTCTGTTTCGCCTTTTTTACCGCCACGTTTCTTTTTCTCTGCAGCCGCGTCTCTAATAGCAAATGCTAGTTTGTACATATCCATGTCTCTATCTAGTTGTTCATATTCTAAGGCGTACATACGATAGTTAAACTCCCTAAGTGTCATTCGCTCTATGACATCTAAATCATAGATTTTAAGCTTACTCATGCATAAGATTACAATACGATCAAACGTTAAAAGTTCTTCCTCTACTTCTTGCTGTTCTTTTTGTATTTTTTCGGAACGAGGTTTTGGGTTAAAACACGCTTTCCCAGTTCCTCGATAACTTGGTTACAAAATTCTTCAAGTCCTGTATTTTCAATAACATCTTCAACAACAGCTTCTAAATCTTCTTCTGTTTTAGGTGCTCCTTTTTCTTGTGCTGTTGCAGCTTTAATAACTTTAGCGACATCTACTACACTGTGGCTTTCTAGTGCAGGTACTAACATTTCTGTACCTTTACCAAAGTTAACTTGTTCTGCTTCCATGCCCATTTCTTTATCAATGATGTTTAAAAACTTTAATCCGAATGATAGTTCAATTGTTTTACCGTTAAATTTGATTTCCATATTATTAATAACCTCACTTTAAATTTAGTCAAAAAGAAAAAGAGGGCATCTAGCCCTCGATATTATACAGTTTCTGCTGTGCTTGGTTCGTTAGGTTGTGGGATTTCTGACACAAGACCATCGTCAGCTGGATCTGCAGCAACAGTATCGTGGAAGCCATAAGCAGCTTTGTTTTTCTCGATTTGTTCTGGTAATGTTGCCCAACCACGAACTTTTCTAAGATATACACCAAATTCAGTTTCAAATTCTGCGATATCTTCAGCGTCGTTAGTACGGTCAATACTATTCCAGTACCCTTGACGATATTCTGCTTTATATTTTCCATCTTTGTTTTTAACTTTTTTATTGATAACCCATAATTCATAAGGGGTATCTTCTTCGGTAGCATCTTCAATTTCATCACATAACGTGTCGTCTTGGTTCATGTAGCAGTTAATCGTAACTGTTGACTCTAATGTACCTCCAGAGTTAACAGGACCATCTACAGTAGCTTCTGTATCTCTGTCTTTTTCAGTTTCACGTTCTAATTCTGTTACCCACATTACTTTATTTGCATCTTTACGGTCTCCGGCTTTACGGATTAAGACTAATTCATCAGTACCTTGTTTAATTGCCATAGGTTTTACCCTCCTAAATAGTATATAAAAAATACAAGCCCTTTAATGGCTTGTATACTCGATATTTATAGTTACATGCGATAATGCTTGATTATCTTCAATTTCAATAGATTCATTGATGTCTAACTGCGGATTGAATAAGCTGAAACCTTCAAGCTCGATATCATCTAACATAATGTTTTGAACTTGCATCAGCAAATTGTCATTAGCACTTTTATCAATATCCAACCCCCACAGATGAACGATGGCGGTAGGGTTACCTCCAAAACTGTCAAAAGTTAACACGTTCATGCTATCTGTGGTTGTTTGAATAGCAATAAAAGGATATTCAAGCTCTTGGCTAAGTTCTTTAGTTTCAATTACAGGGACACCAAGTTCACTAAATTTTTCATATAAGTAGTTGAATAGTTGAAGTTTAGCTGATTGTTTCATTGCGTGCCTCCTAACCGTTTATTAATCTCTCGAGGTCCTCTCTGACTTTTCTTGTATATTTTTCATAAACAGGGAACATAAACGTTTCAGGAGCCATGTAGCGTGTACCGTATTCTAAAAACCCACTATAGCCAGCGTTAGAGGTAATAGCGTACTTCATATCACCAATTTTTGTATCTCTAATCATTCTAGCTAGATTACCTGTCCAGTAACCTTTGTTCATGACTGATTTAGCACTCACAACAGTATCTCTAGCGAATTGCCCAGCATTTTTGTTGAGCACTTCGTCAACATCATCATCAATATGGCTATGCATGTGATCTAGCTTTCTGATAAGAGCGTCAATATCATTAGCCATCAACTAACCTCCTCAACGTAGAATACAGTGTCATGTTCATAATCGATACGTTTAGTGATAATGTGTTTTACACCTTTGATATAAGCATGTGTAACTTGTGGCTCAAAATGACCATTTAAACGAATGACATTGATTTGCTTTGTTACATCTCCATATTCTAGACTTGTACGTTGTGGGGACAAAGGAGAAATGTTACAAGGGACTATATCAAAAACTTTCTCCTTAACATCGTACTTACTTGTTTTAGGGTTGTAACTGCCTTTTGTTTCCTTAGAAAATGAAACGCGCTTATTGTATCTCAATAAAATACACCTCTGCCACGTTTACTTGTATTTTTAGGAAACAAAGCGTTAATGACATCCAAATATTCGTCAAAATCATTGTTTTGGAATGTATTTGAACGACCATCAACACTTTCTTGTGTCATACCTTCAGCGCCAACACGATTAAAGCGTTTGACTGATACTTCTTCGATAATGTATTCCAATCGTTCCGGAACTTCTTCTATATCGACAGGAAGCAAACTAATCAAACGCTTTTCTGTATTGTTTATGATTATTTCGAGTAGTTCATCTTGCTTATCATCATTGATAGAGAGTAACTTTTTGACATTTTCTAATACTGCCATGTTATCCCTCCAATGCTTTAAGAATTACCGCTTTCGTATCGTCTTTTGATACATCTACATTATGTTTTTCAGCTATTTCCAACAATTCAGCTTTTGTTGCTTTAGCATCTACATCTAAAGCGATGTATTGCTTGTTATATACGTTTTGCTTATGAAATAATTCATCAATACGCTTAGAAGTAATATCAGTAGGGAATTCGTCTCCTACTTTATATTCTTTCTGATCTTCTTTATTAATGAAGTCGCGTACAACTTTATAAGAATAAGCCATAAGTTAGACCTCCTCGATTAATTAAACTGTTTCTGTATTTCCACTTGAAGCACTGCCAGCAGTCAACTTAGCAAACGCTTTGTCGTCTGCAATATGGAACGCAACGTCCATAGTTACACGTAATGCAATCAATTCTTGTTCGAATAAGTTTACTGGTGAACCGTCAGCATTTTGTACAGTTGATAATTGACCATCTTCTGAAATTTTGTAAGACATGTTGTAAGGAATGCCATAAAACACTTTGTTGAAGTCCCCAGCGTATAAGTCGCCTTTTTTAAATTGATCTGATTTAAGGTCAACTACAGGTAATCCATCTAAAGTGTTGTTAGCGCGGTCATAGTAGCTTTCTTTAGTATCTTTATCGCGGACTCCACGTAACGCAGTACGGTTTTGAGTTTTAGATAAGAAAGCGTTAGCTTCTACATCATCTTCTAATAAAGTGTCCTCTAAAGCTAAGATATTATCTAAAGTGATATCACCTTTTACTACATTGTTAGCTGCAGTAGCTGATTGTTCTACTGATTGTTTGAATGGGTTATCTACATTTAATAAACCTGCTTCGTCAAACTTTTTATAGAACTGTTCAGCGATTTGAGGTTTCATTGCTTCGAAGAAACGAGAGTAAGTGTAGTTTAAGTATTCACGAGAAGCAACGATGATAACACCTAATTTATGAGAACGCATAGACGCCTCAAGTAAGCTAGGTTTAGAAGTTTGGATTTTTTGACCTTCTCCTACCCAGTAAGCGCCTGGTTTATCTGCCCAGTAAGTGAACTTTTTCTCTGACTTTCCGCCCATATCTTGGTATTTGCCTAATTGCATGATTTTAGAGTTTTGCAATACATCTAAAAGAATAGGCTCGTTGAAATCGTTTAACAATTCCCCTTCTTTGTGCTCGTGCATCATTACATTATCTGGATTGAATGTTTGTGGGTTTACTTTTACCATTTAAAATGCCTCCAATTTATTGAATTATTCTATTTTGTCTTGCTATTTCTGCAAAACTTTTAGATGTTTCTTTTTTAGAAGATACGTCACTACCTTGTCCGTAAGGTGTTGATTGACGTGTAGCTTCTTTAACTTGTTCTTGTACAGCTTTGTCGAAATCTTCTTTAATCGAATTAACGACATCATTAATTTGTTCGTTATCTTCCAAATGAATTAAAGACTGTGCAAACGAAGTAGGTAGACCTTTTTCTTTTAAGTCACTTTCTACATCAGCTTTGAGTTCACGCAATTTAAATTCTTTTTCCTTTTTAGCTAAGGCTTGTTCGCGTTTCTCAATTTCTTTGTCTTTCTTCTCTTTTTCAGTTAAATTAGCGTATCTTTCAGCCTCTTTTTTAGCTTCTTCACGAGCATCTTCTAATTCTTGCTGGTGCTTACGCTCACGTTTAGAAAGAGCAGTCTCGACAGCTTTACTGATTTGAGAATCTACTTCGCTTCTTGTATATGTTTCTTGCTCTTGACCGCTATTGTTTTCTGACTTCTTATCATTACTTTGTCCAGGTTCACCTTCGTCATTGTCAGCGAAGAATTGTAAATTTAGATTTAGTTTGTCATTTAATTTCATTTGTTTATCCTCCTCATAAGTTCTAAGTTTTAGAATTTAATGCATAAAAATAGCGCCCCAATCAGTCAATTAAGCCCGATTAGTGCGCTTCTTTCATTTCATTAGAGAAACTATCACTTAGCCCCTATAATTAGTTATTTTCGGTTATTTAACAGTTTAACGACGTGCTCAGGTCGAGTAGGTTAACGTTCCCTACTGACGAGATATTGGCGCGGTAACGCCAGGACCAACTGCTTCACGCTTTGACATAAGTACCACCTCAGATGAAATTTTTAGGTTTAAACTCTTTCTTCTCAGGTTCTTTCTGTTTCGCTTGTGCTCGGTTACTAGGGTTCGAGTCATTCAATCGTTTTAATTCATGATGAATGCCTTCAAGAGCTTTAGCGATACGTTCATTACACACCGTTTCCACCCTCTTGAATTGCATCAACAATTTTGTCAATCTTTTCTTGTGTTGTCATACTATCTTTAATAATGTCAGAAGGTTCTTTGTTGAAGATTTGATTGTATTCATCGTAAACATCATCTAACCTGTCTTGTAAGTAACTTTCGTCATACTTGTCATACTCATCGATTGTATCACCATCAAGTTCAGTGACGTCATATAGGCCTTCCTCTGTTTCGTAATCTTCTTCGTACTCTTCTTCTGTTTCATCTCCAGGACCACCAAGTCCCTCTAAGAAATCTAAATCTTCTTGATCAAAGTCATCTGAAAAATCGTAATCTTCTTCCCAATTCTCTTCTTCAAATTCTTCGTCATCTGGATCCATAAAGTCATCTTCATATTCTGAATCTTCTTCATCGCTAAAATCTGTATCGATGATTTCCTCTTCTTCCCAATCTGCATCTTCATAATCGCCTATGGAATTATCTACAATTTCTTTTGCAGTACCTTCGTTGGTAACTGGCGGCGTATTTGTTACATCGTTTGTTTCTGCCAATTGCAACACCTCCCTTTCAGTTATTTAATCACTTGACAATACCTCCAAAATATCTTCCTTTGCGTTCTTCAAAGAATTCATCTCTCCAATTAGGATTGATGTGTGGCGCTACAGCACTCCGACAAAAAGGGTGCATAGGCGGAGCGTTCACACCTGGTTTCATATCTTTGACTTTAAATACTTTATTGTTTAAGTGCCTACAGGTTTTCGTTGTCTTACCATCAATCTTAGCGTGATATTCATATTCTGCATCAGGTCCATGTTGTTCTAACATATGACGCTTTGCAGCTAACGTTTGCACTCTAGCAGTTTCTGTTATGAGTAAACGTCTTATTTCGTAAGTACTATTACCTGTTTCTTTTCTGAACTCTTTCACAAACTCATAAGGGTGTCGTCCTCTTAACAATACTTGGCTTGTAGCCTTTTCAACATGAGCACGAACAACTTTCATATCACGCCATAAACGACGTGACCAGTTAGAATTTTGAAATGGAGCAGTGACAATTGTTTTTACATCGTTGAGTGATACATGTATTGTTTCGCCTAAAATACCTGCTTGTTGCTCAAGAGAACGATAATAAGACGATTCCATGTAATTATAAATAGATTGCTCTATACGAGCATATGAGTACGTTACAATTAATCCTAGCTGCGCTTTTAGTAGCTTTTCCCTGTTTACGTACATCGCAGTATTATATCTTTTTAGTTCTCTATTTGCTCTTTCACTAAAGTCGTTATCTTGTACATATTTTCTAGCTTTATTAGCGAAAGATTGAACATCGAAGTTATCAATTTTCTTTTTAGCTTCTGAAATACTAATGCCTTCGCTGTCTGCATATCGAGCGTAGAACTTAGATATCTCATTCTCAATATCATTAATCATGTTGTTGATAATACGTTCTATTTCGAGCGACATTTCTTTATCACTTAGTGTTTCATCTTTGATGATTTCTTTCGCTCTATCGTCCCAATAAGTCATGTATTATCACTCCTTATTGTAAGGTGTTTCGTCATCTTCTTCCGATGGTTGGCTATCAGTTAGATCATTGAACATCAACTCATCAGAATGTTTTATCTTTTCTTCTTGCTCTTTTCTGATACGTTCAACTTCATCTTTTGGATTGTCTATGAAAGAAACCAGAGACATTAATGTTCTCTGACTGATTTCTCCACCAGAATTGATGTACATTTGCATTTCTTCTGTCAGTGACTTAGGCAAGTTTCTTGTGAATGTGAATATCAAGTCTCTAAGGTTGTCCTTGTCTATTTCTCTATTGATACTCATAATTTCTCCAACTAACTTGTAACGTCTAACTAAGCCTTTTCTAAATAGTCCTTCTTTAATAGCTGTACGTTGTTCTAAGCCAAATAGCTTATATTTCATGGCTTCTCCAGATTGTTGACCTCCAAAGTTTTCGTCAGTCATGTCTGGTGTGTTAGTAAGTGTATGAATATCTTTAGCAATTCTTGTTTTATATGATTCAACACCACTTACATCATATTGTTTGTAAATATATTGAGCGTCTACATTACCTTCCGTTACTTTATCATCTACCGTTGTATATTCAGGAGGTGCTAGATGGAACACATTAGCCTCTTTTTGCAGTGTCGCTACTTCTTCATTCAGGTCAACGTTGCCTTTGATAAGTAGCATTGCGTCATTTAAGTCACTCATGTAGTTAGCTGTATCTGATTGTGCCTCATCATATAAGTCAATAAGTGGTATGACCTTTTCAAAGTCTCCGCGTCGCTTTTCATTATTGCTAAACTCTGTAATAGTTACTTTGCCAAACGAATGAGCTTCAGGAGGTTTGCGCTCTGATAATTCTAAGTTAGTAACACTGTTTGCCACAAAGAAATATGTTGCATTATCAGTAATGACATCGACATGGTAAATGTTGTTTGTTTTCTCTTTAGGGCTGTGCGCTTCTTCTTCATTGACTTGCCAATATCTAATTGCCATTAAACTATTTTGTTCAATGCTCGTATCGTATATAACGAATGTATTACGTGGGTCTGATTTATAAATTCTAACTTCATCTTGTTGATTACGTATGATGTATTCATAAGCACGACCGAATATAGATAAATCTAACCCCAGTGAACGATTATGACTATCAATGTCGTTTATTGCATGCAACTGATCTATTTTATCTTGTGTCATATTGCCTTCGGATTGTACTTGTATGGCATGACCGAAGCAGTAACCGTTAATAAAGTCTGTAATGTAAGAAGCAAAGTCATGAGCAGCTCTATTATCTGCTAAGTGCTTTTCTCTACGCCTTTTGTTTCGCATGATGTTAAAGTTCAAACCCTGATAATAATCATCTAGCATTTGAAGTCTAGGCACTTGTGCTTCTAAATGATGACGAATAAAGTCGCTGATGTCGTTAGGATTATCTAACAAGTCTTGTGTTGTACCATCGTATTTGTAAGTTTCAACTGCGTCACGTCTGTATATTTCATCACGCATTTGTCGTCGTTCAATATCTCTTTCGAAATTGTTTACGTGTGCCATGTGTTACCTCCTTTATAAGCCCATCGCCTTTGCTCGGCTAATATTCTTCTTAATATTGACATTCGTTCTGTTATTTCTAGGGAAATGGAATTCTTCTAAGCTATATCTCAATGCATCCATTAAATGGTTATTTGCATCTATTGGTTTATTTAACCAGTTACCGTCTTTGTCTTGGTCGAATGTATAAGTGTTTAATTCTTCTATCGTATGTTCACATGTTGGATGTACATATATTTTGAAACCTTGTATAAATTGAACACCTTGCATGATAGAACCTTGACCTTTAATAGATGGTTTGAGATTAGAAATGCCTTTACGTTTAATCTCTGTTATCAATCGCTTCTCTGCACTATCTGCAATTATCTTTGCGTTTTTCAGTCCTTTATCAAGATACATTTGATATATCTCATCGGTCAGCATGCCTCTTTGATAATGCTCATCGTATATCCATAACTCTTTATTCTTTAAGTCAACGATAGTACTAATAAGTGTTGTAGGATCTTGAGTGAACCCAAAGTCACTGCCATGAGCTACAACTTGCTTTTCTTTCAACTTTTTAACCCAGTCAAACTCCTTAACCTCGAAATTCTCAAACACCAGCCCTTCTGCTACACCCCAATCTCCATCACAAACAATTCTTGCACGCCTTGGGTTTGTTCTGTACAAATCCTCATAACGCGCAATATCGACCTCATCAAGCCATTCATTTACTCGATAGGTTGTTGTATATGAAAATGTGTTGTTCAACTTAGTATCTTCGTCAAAGAATGTAGGTTTAAGCCAATGTCTCTCACTCCAGGGGTTGAATGTGACCGTTATCTGTTTAAAAAATTCAGAATCATCAATAGAACCACGTATAGATTCGACAACAGTACTAAATTTATCGAACGTTTCTATCTGATAGGCTTCTTCAAACCAAGCCCAACAAAGTATGCCATTTTCTACTGTTATAGATGTTATTTTCAAAGGGTCATCAAGACCTCTAAATAATATTTTTTGGCCAGTGGGTTTATACGTTATCTCTGGTAAACTATCATTGAATTTAAATAAGTGTTTGACTCCCAGTCTATTTGTAGCCCAACGCAAATCGGTATATGTCGATTGCTTGTTAGTATTACTAAAACGTCTGACAACAAGTAAGTTTGCCCAGTTATACTCCATAATTCTATAAATAAAATTAATTGCAGTCGTCTTAGATTTTTTACTACCCCTTGAACCTTTCACAACTCTGTAAAAGTTTTTGTTATTAAAAAATTGGTTATATCCTCCACCAACGATTTTATCTAACTGTACTTCCATAGTTAATCCTCTAATGGAATGTTGTTAATAATTGTAGGGGTAGTTAATTCTAATTCTTGTTTATCTACTGGAGTATAACCTGAACGGTCTAATATATCCTTAGACGCTTGAAACCTAACCAATTCACTCTTAGCATCTAACAAGTTAATCATTGTTTGTAGTGCTTTAGGTACTTGATTAGATAAATATTCTACTTGATAGCCTTTGAAACCTTCTCTAAATTTATCGTTGTTTTTCCATCGCGAGATAGTAGAACGGTTTACATCAATTTCAGAAGCGATTTCACCTTCATTCAAATCCGTTTCGTTTTTGAGGCGTATATATTCTTGCTGTTTCTTAGTTAACTCTAAATACGCGCCAAATGTTGCATTATTTTGCATTTTTGTCATCTCATATATCACCAACTCTCACGCTAATAGCTTTATTTTTCTACATAAAAAAACGCCCTATTTGGGCGATTTTATTAATCTACAACTTCTATCGATACTATATTGTTTAAATTAAAAAAATTATTTTCTGCGATACGAATAAATCTTTCTGTATCTCTTAGTTCGTTGAGTTTATCATTAATTGTATTAATTATAGATCCCTTTGATGTACCATAAATTGTAACGCTGTTAATATTTCCTGATATATCAGTCATTTTAACAATAAATTCTTTGTTTTTTTCCATTTTTAATCCTCCATTGATTTTAAATATTACACAATTAATTG